CCTGGAAATGGCTGCGCACAGCGGGCTGATCGACATGGTATCTTTCGTCGTGGACCGGATGCGCGACGTAGTGGTCGCCGCCGCCAGAGACGAGCACGATCGCTGGCTGACTATGTTGGCCTATCTTGGAAAGGTGGAGGAGTAGCCATTATGAACAAGGTATTTGACGAACCGTATATCAGGCTTGCCGCAGAGGTTAAGTATCCCGACGGCGAGTACCAGAAAGTTGAAGTAACCTCGAATAAGTGGGACGCGAATGGTGACGATGTGAAAGACCTTCTGTTCCAACTGCTCGGCGGCCTGGGGTTCGCTGAGGCCACGATCAACAAAATTTTCGGCGATGACTGCGTCTGCTACTCCGAGCTGCTGCCGGATGACTCCGAGTGGCGCGAGCGCGAGCCCGACAGGTACGAAGACATCTCCGAGGATGTGTGGCAGAGTTTCAGTGACCCGTGCGAAGGCTGCGAGGAGGGCTGCTCCGACACGGCGTGCCTGCACGAAGAGCCCTACGACGAGGTCTAATGGCGGCTAAGAAACTACCCGTATACTGGGCACCTCACCCAGGGCAGCAAACAAAAGCGGCAACCTGCCCGGCAGACGAGATCCTTCACGGCGGTACTCGTGGCGGTGGCAAAACGGCAGTCGCTGTGGGTAGGCAAGTTCGTGGTGCAACCAAACACGGTTCCGCGTGGCGCGGCATCATGGCGAGGAAGAAATATAAGGACTTAGGCAAGATCAAGCTTGAGTTCGACAACTTGATCCGCAAGGGTATGCCGGCTGAGAGAATTGGCGGTGCGCAACAAACTAACACGGTGAGATTCCTGCACGGTCCCGCGAAGGGTGCCGAGATCACTCTGACTGCGTTCCAACATGTGAAGCAGCTAGATGACTGGCAGGGATTTGAGTACAACGAAGTGACGATTGACGAGGCCCCGCAGATAAGTTACATCGCCACAGTCTTAGACAAGATGCGTGGTACTCTGCGTTCCGTGCACGGAATTCACCCGACGCTGTTCCTTACCGGCAACCCTGGTGGACCCGGCGCATCTACGCTAAAGATGTTGTTCAAGCTTAGCGACATGGCCAACTGGGGAAAGGTACACCGCGCCACAGTAAAGTTCGATCTGTTCGGGGAGGAAGCAGAGGAAACGATCTCACGGATCTACCTCCACTCCATTTTAGAAGATAACCCGAGCATCGACCCGCGGCAGTACAAGAAGCAACTTGCCGGCATAGCAGACATGGCGCTGCTTGCAGCATGGCTTAGAGGTGATTGGAATGTTACCATAGGCCAGGCGTTTTACTTCGACCCTGACCGTCACATGATCGACCCAATCTGGCCCATCCCCGAGCACGTGCCGATCTACATGACGTTTGACTGGGGCTACGGGGCGCCGTTTTCCATAGGCTGGTGGTGGGTTGACAACGACAACCGAGTGTATCGCTTTGGCGAGTGGTACGGCTGGGATGGCAAGAACCCCAACCGGGGCATTCGCATAACCGACCGCGAGATAGCACAGGGGATACTTGAACGTGAACAGGCAATGGGCATATACGGCCGCAAGATTGAAAGGATTTCCGGTCCTGACTGCTTCCGAAAGAAACCAAATTATTTGGGAGGAGGCCAAGGCCCAAGCACACGGGACGAGTTTGTGGATTATGCTGAGAGTTCCCTGGCACGGGATATGTTCGGGGGCACACCTGATCTCGATATGCGGCCAGGCGATGCCGACCGGGCAAAGAAACTACGGCAGTTTCGCAACCGACTCCGAATACCAGTCGAGCGAAGCCAACTACCTATGATGGTGGTTTACAAAACGTGCAGTGAGTTCATCCGCACGATTCCAAGCATTGCCTTAGATGAGGACAGCATTGAAGAAATCGAGGAAGGACAAGAAGACCACTGCTACGACGAAGCCTGTCACATTTGTATGGCTCGACCAATTGGGGCGGATATGGATAATGTCCAGCACGTCGCTCAGGTTGCTGCCGCACAAAACGTTGTCAAAAAGCTGGATGGCGCCTCGTTCGAAGCGGCGAGGGAATTCTTCACCATCAGGAAGCAGCTTGCCGATTCCGGTGGACTCGACGAGAGTGTCCTTCGGCTAGACCCAATGCTAGACCCTGAAGTGTTTGGCATGTCCGAGGAGGATTTCGATGGGGATATTGACGCCAATGTGGATCAGCTACTCCACGCAATGCCCAGGCTAAGAGACTTACTGAGGTGACAACATGAGTGACGATTTCAAATACAAGAAAATTTACGGCAATGGGGTGATCGAATCTGTGGGAAACACTTTGCGCAAAGTGCACAAGCGGGCCAAAGCTGCGTTGGTGGAATCCCCTCCTGAGCGCCCATTCAGTGTGTTCGACATGGAGGAGAGCCTGAAGAAGCGCGAGAAGAAGATCAAGGACCAGATCAAGGATTAGCAGCCATGGACGACTACGATTATTACCAACGACACCGCGACGAGTACAATGCTGACGAAGCACCTTACGAACCACTGGCGCCGGACTTAGCCGGTGAGTCTCCGCTCGCTGAGTGGAAAGCCACAGCCGCTCGGCCATCGGGTGGACAGCAAAGCGATGAAGGTGGCATGCGTCTGCGGGAAGCAAATGCAATAGGAGCCTCGACCACGCCCACTGAGGAACAGGCTACCGGGCAGGAGCTCTACACCACTCCAACCTACTGGGGTGCGGAGAACGTCAAGGAAGTGAAAGCCATTATGGGCGAACAACCAGTCCAAATGGCCGCCGCCGCTGCCCCGGAAACTTATGCCGCCAAAACAATTCGTGCAGTTCAGCAAATCGCTTCTGGAGTTTATGAGAGAGCGGCCGACGTATTTTCAAGGAGAGGAGAAAGGTAGCAATGGAGAAGACAGACGCTGAAGTGAAAGTCGCCTACATTATCGCGCGCCGGATGGCACGAAACATCATGCGCAAAATGTCAACGGTTAACTCCACGCCCATGTCCTACGAGGACTATGTGCAGGAAGGTGTAATGGCGTGGCTAGAAGGAAGGTCGATGTACTACGGGATGATCGACGCCTTCCGCAAGCAGGCGCTGATCTCGCCGTATTCGTACAACCTTAAAGGTGTCAAAGAGCCCCTTGTCATTCCGTTCGACGAGAACAACCACGGATCACAGGACCCTTCGGAAGACACAGAGATTACCGTGGACGCGGAAAAGATTCTGAAGCGCATTCAAGAGGTACCTGACGACATACAACAGTTTGCGCTTCTTGGTTACTTGTACTTCGGCATGTCGCTTAGAGAGATAGGCGCGGTGCTGGAGAAATCACACGAATGGGTGCGCACCTACTTGGTCGAGCCCGAGCTGAAAAAGATCCGGGAGGAATTCCAATGCTAGAAATAGGACTTATTTGCGTAGTGGTTGTGTTCGCTGCTTACCAGGCCTATGCGATGCAGCTTGAGAGAAAGCGCGCCATTGACCGAGAGCGTGAGTTGCTCGCTGCGGTGCTCTCCAAAAATATCGGCGAGTATCTGCAAGCCGTCGAGAGGCTGCGCAAGCAACCCAAGGACGCACTGGCGGAAATGAAGCTGGAAAACGAACTGGCCAAGGCCGCGGTTGCACTTGAGGAAAGCCAGGGCGTTCCGGTGAGGTAATTGACCATGCCAAGACTGGAGATACCTGATGAGTGCGAGCCTCCTCCTCCTGCTCCTCTACGCCTTCATTGGGTGCGTGGAGTGGGCACTGGCACTGACGAGAACGATCTACACGATCAGGGAAAACTATGTCGTAGTCCCCTTGACCGTGTTTCTGGAGACTCTCGTTGCCATGATGGTGTTCAAGAATTTTATCTCCAGTGGGGACTGGATGATCGCTGGCTCGTACTCGGTTGGTTCGGCACTTGGGAGCCTGATCCCAATGCTTTGCACGAAACGTAAGAAAAAGGATTACTCACATGGCTCAGAACGACAAAACGATTAACAGACTATCCGAACAGTTTATCAAAGACGAGATGGACAGAGTTTTCGTTGACCCGGCAAAGGATGTCACCCGGTCGATTCTTGAGATGTCGTGGTTTCGAAACATTCTGTACTACCTTGGCGAGCAGTGGCTGTCGTGGTTCGAAGAGACTCAGACCTTCGGCCGCAGGTATGCGCTGTCAGGGAATGTTCCAACCCCGGTCAGCAATATCATCCGCGACTACGTGCGATCGACCAAGGCGCTGATTCTCAACAAGCGGTACACAATTCGCGTGTGGCCCAACTCTGCCGAGCGCGCGGACATTGAAGCCGCGGACTTAGCCCAGGATGCTTTGCGTTGGATGGACTCGCTGGATGACTACGCTATCGAGGAGGCTAAGGAGTGGGCGGCTATCTGGACGCTGCTTACTGGTAGCGGCTTTGTGCGCGTGTTTGCCGATGTGGATGACGGTGTCTACATGATGGGCAAAGACGGCAAGGGGCTGGCGAAAGGCAAAGTAGCCTGCGAGAACCTGCTGCCATTCAACGTTATTGTGGCGCCGCTTGGAACTAAGCTTGAGCAGAAATCCTACGTGGGCATCAAGTCCCTCAAACCCAGGGAGTGGGTGGAAGACACTTTTCACATTCTCGTGGACGAGAGCGAGGGGCAGAAGCGCATGGTCGAGTACGAGCATCAGCTCATGAAGCTTGTGGCCAACGTGTCTCCTTGGAAAATGCGTGGGATGGAAGTGGATCTGGATGACGCGGCGGACAAGTTAGTCATGTACCGCGAGATTGAGTACCGGCCCACCAAGGACTTTCCCAAGGGTCGCTACGTTGCTATGGCAGGCGACAAAGTTGTCAAGAACGCGGACAGTATGCCAATTCCCGTGGACAAGAACGGGCTGTGGGATTACAGCATCGTTCATTTCCAGTACAACTACACACCGGGAAGCTTCTGGCCGACGAGCGGCATCGACGACCTGATCTCTCCGCAGAATACCATCAACGAGATTGACCAGGCGCTGGTGATAAACCGAAAGTCGCTTGGTCGTCCAATGGTGCTCACCCCAGCGCAATTAACTATGCGTCGCATATCGGCCAAGGGACAGTCGCTTTTGGCGGTAGAATATGATGGCCGGAATGCCGGCGGCGGGCACCCACAAATTGCCAGCGGCGTTCCGTATCCTGAACAGGTTCTCAAGGAGCGCGATATGCAGAAAGGGGTAGCCCAGGACGCTGGTGGCGATCCTAAGAACATCCTCCGAGGCCAGGCGCCTACCGGAGCCTCAGGTGTAATGGTGGACTCGCTGCGGGAAGCTGCTGAGGCGTCACACGCGCCTGACATAGCCAGGTTCTATCGGAAATGGTCGAAGGTGCAGAGGCTGAGACTCACGGTGGCACAGAATCTGTTCAGTGAGACGCGCACACTGAAGATCCCTGGGGAGGGTAATCAGATTAAGGTACGCGCCTTCAAGGGAGCCGACTTTCGAAATAACACCGACGTGAGACTTGAGCTGGATGCAGCCATGTCGTCCACGCAGGCGGGCAGAAACGAAATGATGATGAAAATGGTGGAGGCCGGGTTCTTTGGCGACATCTCCATGCAGCCGAAACTCCGGCGCGAGATCGGCAAGAAAATGGGACTTGGCAGCTTGCCCGACGAGGAGAATCTGCATCAGGACAAAGCCGAGATGGAGAACAGCATCTTTGCCTTTGGCTCCGATGTGGACATCAGGATGGTGGCTTTGCCCAATGCCCCAGTGCTGGACCCGGATACCGGGGAGCCAATTGTGGATGACGAGACTGGCGAAGTGTTCAGTCTGTTCCCAAAGACTTACGACCCGACGTTCAGGTTCGACAATCACGCGGTGCATGCCAAGGTGCTGATAGAGTTTATTCTAAGTAAGGAGTTCCCCAAGCTGAGTAAAACCAGGCAGTCCTGGGCACGAGCGCATCTGGATCTGCACCAGGCGGCTATGGCGGCGATTGAGGAAGAGAACACGGCTAAGTTGGCAGAGAAGGCGGCGCTCGGGATCACCGAACAGGGTGGGGGTGGAGCCCCTCCGGCCCAGCCTACTCCCACTGTGGCA